ATGACCGAAGCGCAGTATAAAAGTGCAATCGCGACTGTTGGTAAGTGGGCTTTTTTGCAGGCCTACGAACTCGTGAAGAATTGGAATGGTGAAGACAAGCCGGGGCTTGTGCGACGTGTTTTCAATTTGGGACAAGACCGGGATGAAGCCTGGTCTCAAGCTCGAGTGAACGGCATTCTAAGAATCATTGATGGCGAAATGGACCGTAGGGCCCTGGAAGAAATTCGTGATTCCACATATGTGAACAATCAGCATCCTGAAGCTCACGATATGGCCGAAGCCTTGATTCAGAGATACTTTTAGTTATATAAGTTTATTTCATTGTAAGGATCAGTAGTTCCATACCTTCGTTATTGGCAGATCACTCGTTGATTCCTGAAATCAATGAGGATCTTGAAATGGTTCAGGAGGGCTCCGCCCAGGACTCCTCCAATTCCTTGGAGTCCGTTACGAACGTGTTGCGGCGGCAGGCATAGCTCTGTGATGTAGGTTTTGCCTGCGAAAGTAACGGGGACGTTGTAGGCGGGGGATTCAAGGCGACCGAGCATGGGGTTGTAATCCTTGACGTAACGGGTGGGGCCTGCTGTCAAAATTTCAGGAGGAATCCAGGATTCGTCTACGTAGGAGTGGGGTGCTCCTGTGTCAAAAATGAAGACGTGTTCCTTGCCGTTGGCAGTCATTTCCATTCGGATCGAGTTGTTGATGAGACGGTAATTTACCGCGGTCCCCTCAAAGGCGATGGGGTTTGTATCTATGTAGAGCTTTTTCCCGGGCAGATCAATAAGGATATCGTAGTCGCACAGACGGGGATAACCACGAACTTCGGCAATAACATGGCCAACATTCTCGAAAACATTGGAGTTGATCATGTGTTTCGGGTATTCGGACAGGGGGCAACCTGTGTCCAGCAGAACTTTCCTGCCGTTTTCCACAAAAACAACATTTCCATTAGCGTCTAATAAATCGTAAGTATTCATAAATTGCCTCGCGTGGTACGAATCGCTCAAAAAATGGGGCCTTTGGGGCTGTTATGCAGCCATGAGCATGGTCTGGATTTCGCCGGACAGCTGCTGCGGCAGCATATGAGATGTCCTTTTCAGAATGTTTCGGATTCCGACAGTGGTGTAGCCGGTCTGTTCCGCCACATAGTTAATGGGGCTTTTAACCCCGCGGACCATGGCGTTATAGAACAGTCTGGCTACAGACCATTCGGTAGAGTTCGGGTCCAGAGCTTCCAGCACTTTTTCGAGACTGTCCTTAAAATAGACCTGACTAGAATCTTCTGCGGGAGCTTCCAGAGATTCTGCCAGATCACCGTTATCGATGACATAGCGTTCACTGTGGGTAGCGTTATTTCTCTTCAGAGTCATGAATGCAAACCTGATTTTCGCATTAATGAATGTCATAATGCTGGAGCCGGTGAAATCGTAGAGTTTCATAGCGTCGTATGCGGCCAGCACACCTTCGGTATGCCAAAGCGGAATAAATGAGAGAAAGAATCGTGAGGAAATGCTTTGGTAAATTGGCCTTTTTTGTTTGTTTTGGCCGTTTTTGCCTTGAAATTTCTCTCATTTAGGTGGAAAATTATGTGCTGATGAATTTTGCCGTTTTTTCGCTAAATTTGCCGATTTGCGTTAAGACGTGCATTTTTCTCTCACGAAATTGAAATTTACTGAAAAGCCCTTGAATGGGCTTTTTTTGTTTGTTTTAGGCGTTTTGAATGTCTGTTGAATTTAGGGGGTGAGGAAATTTCAAGAGGAACACTTTTTTACTTGAATCGGTTTCGTGAGAGAAAATTTAATGTTAAAAAATCGCAGAAAACTTAACATAAAAGCCCGGGTTGAAACCTTGGCTTTGTTAATGTATATTTTGTGATAAGGACGAAATGTTGATTACAGAGTATTCTCTTTTTGGGAAGTAGACGTCCATTCGGTTTAGGCCGATCTCTGACACCATCAACAAAATGGCCACGGGTGGAACCGTGGCTTTTCTTATTGTTACTTGGTTTGAGTTTCTTTTTTTCGTTTGAGTAGCTGGCTGTATTCTTCGATGGTTGGAACCTGGAGTGTTCCTTTGCCGTATGGATTGGGTGATCTCATGTTTGGGCAGCCTGTTCCAAGGTTCTTTGATGTCTGGTATTTCTTGACCATTTCTTTTACTTCGAAGGCGTTGAAGGGATATTCAAAGCGTTCAAAGCCATAGAAGCTGAGGACGGTGCCGATGGCTGGGTCTTTAAATGTGAGGTCTTTTTTTTGCTTTGCCAGGTCTGCCGTTTTCTTGAGGAGCAAGGGCAGCAGGAGTTCTAGCTGGGCGGTTTCTTCGGTGTTCTGGGGTTTGCTTGCGCTGAAGTCCTTCCAGTTCCTGAGGGCTGCTTTCCAATCGGCCAGAGGAATGCCGTTCTTCATTTTCCAGCCGCTCATGGCATAGTAGTTGTAGAATCGCTTGGCGCAGTCTTCGGATCGTCCGATGCTCAGGGCGTATTCGATGGCTTCTGCTTCGCTTGAAGGCTTATTCCCGGAATTTGTGCGGGTGTTCTTGCCGCTTCTCTTGACACTTACCGCGCAGTAGTCGTCCTTGATGCCATCGGAGTCCTCTGAATGGCAGATGAAGGTGATCCTTACGGTGAGGCTTCGGCCTGTTTCCTTGCCGTTGTCCAGCTCGAATAGGATGAGGCGGTCGCCTGTTGTGTAAAGGCGGTCCACCTTGTAGATTATAAAGGTAAGCTCGCCGTTTAGAAGGGCTTCAAATTCCCTTTTCTTGACTTTCAAGATGTGTTCCATGGTGGTTATCTCCTGATATATTGCCAGGATTGAGGGGCCCTTTTTGCGTCAAAGTCTTTAAGGCGAAGGCTTTCGTCGAAGATTTCCGCTTCTTCGATAAACCAGCCGTAAAGAGTTCCGTCGCCCTTGTATTCCTGGATTTTTTCAACGGAAAGGCAGGCGTATTCTGCCAGGTTGTCCGTAATTTCGGTAAGTTCCCGAATGTCGCTTACGGTCATTTTGCCGGTAACGCTCTTTGTGTCGGTGTTGTACAGATAGACGGTTATTTCATCGTTCGTGGAGACTGGAGCCGTCTTGCGAAGCTCGACGGTCTTTTCCCCGCTGAAGATCATGTCGGCATACTTGCCGTGAATGCTCATGAGTATTTCTGCCGTAGTTTTTGCCTTTTCTTGTTAAAAAAGACCGCCTAAACGGTCTTTGGATTGTCATAGTTTTTCGAGTAGAGATTTGACTATCTCGGTGAATATTTTATAGTAGTGGTGGTTATCTTGCTCCTTTGCACTCCGTTCTGCTCTTTCGAGGTGGATTGCAACAGACTTCGTGAAGTTTCTAAGAAGGTTGAGTTCCGTGTTGATCTCGGATAAACCTTTTTCTTTTTTCGGTAAAACAACATTGTACAGGTCAATGTACTTTTCGGCAAGGACTCTCTCCCAACGGGTCTTGTAAGCACCATCCTTGAGCATTTGGGCCGCGTTCGATACCATTTGGCTGTGATCCTGCGCGAGTAGTCGTTTTTCCTTGTTGATGCGGTTGATTTGATCCTGCTCTGCCTGGGAAATTGCCGGGGTTATTGGGGTGGTGCCGTGAAGCTCCGCCTCAACCTCGGCAAAAATCTGATCCAAACGAGCTAATTCTTCATCAGATTTGATCTGTTTCATTTTCCCTGTTTTTCATTTCGTTGCAGTTGGCCTTGTAAAGCTCTGCGCCCAAGCGCTTGATTTCGTTTAGGTGATTGTCCTTTTCAATGAGGAGTCTGTTCACATCGATAAGGTTCTTGTGGTTTTCCTCTTTCCATTGTTCGGCTTCCTGCTTGTAACGGATTGCGACTTCTTTCCAGTTTACACCGTCATCCTGGCACAAATCTTGCGGGGGGGGGGTAAAAATTTTCTGGAGTGTTTCAAAAGCGGATTTTGCCTTATGGAAAAGCTCGCTTTCATGGGCATTATTGAGCGCCATTCGTTCATGCAGTTTCAGGGCGTAACGGATAAGAGTCTGTTCGAAGAGGGTGTGTCCTTCTTCCTTTGCCAGCTGCTTGAGCTTTTTTCTGTTGAGTTCAATATTCATGGTTGTTTTCCTTTCCGTAGTTCACGGATCGTCTGTTTGAGTTGGAGTATGGTGTTGTGTTGCTGCTTACGGATGCTTTCGCTTTCGTTTAGCTTTCTCTGGAGGTTCCTAAACCCCGTTTTAAGGGTCTTGAAGCTTGCCGAAAGGTCTGTAAAAAGCCGCTTGTACTTCTGGATTTCTTCCTGGTAGTCGTTCATGGAGAACCTACAGAAGGGCGTTGACCTTGGCGGCGATGTCGAACATCCGTTCTTCAAGGTATTCGCCGGGGCATTCCTTGGCGGCGAACCACTTATGAAGCGTCATGTTCTGCTTGAGTTCACCGTCTTCGTCCACCTTGCCCATGAGTTTCTTGTCGTGGCTCCAGCGGAGTTTCTTGATGTAGTTCCTTTTGCAGATGTCGGCCACCAGGTAGATGAGGCTTGCGTAGGCTTCGTCGGTCACGGCGTAGGGTACCTTGGTGTCGCTTGCCACCTCGATGGTCACCGCCCTGTGATCATTGGCGGCGTTGGAGCTGCACCAGCTGCGGTCGGTTTCAGAGACATAGAGGCCGATGCGACCGTCGGGGCCGATACCGTAGTTGCTGGATGCCTTGCGACTCTTATCTGCAAAGAGCTTGCCCAGTGCTTCGACACTCGACTGACCCACCACGATGTGGATGGTGATCGTATCGATTTCGTGATTTCGCGGAGAGGTCCTGCTTGGGCTTATGTTGGTGTGTGATACCAGGGGACTGTTGGACATTTGTTCCTCCATTAGATTGTTAGCAGGAGATAGAGGGTCAGGACGATCATTCCAACAAAGGAAATGCAGTAAATGAACATCCAGGCCTTGATGAAAAAGTTCTGAATCTTTTGGCGCGTTTCCTTGGTCATGCTGCGTATGCTGAAATGAGTCTTTTCCCGTTGAACCTCTTGATGGTTGCACCCTTGTTGTCAAGCCACTGCATCCTTACGAGGGTCTTGTTGTGGTTGTAAAGGTCGCCCTGATCGTCGTCGAGGTTGCTGTAGTGGGAGCCTGCAAAGAACTTGACGGAGTAGTAAACTGCGTTCCTCTTGACCTTGCCCATGCCTGCATTTTCAAGCATTTCAAGCAGGAGAAGGTCTGCGTATTTCTTGCTGAGGAATCCGTGGTAGTTTACATCGTGGATAAGCCAAGCCAGGGCGGTCTTCGTGTCGCCAATCTTCGGGATGAAGGGGTTCACGATGGAGGGACCTGAACGGAAGTCAGTGAAGAATCCGGGCATGATGTCATAGACAAGAGTTCCGGGAATGTTCTTGGCCTGGATTTCGATGTGGAGCTTGTTCTTGATGCTGTAAAGCTCGGTGTTCTTGGTGTACTTTTCCCAGGTGGGGATGTCCGGGCGGTAATAAAGATTCATGGTTGTCCTTTGAAAAAGAAATGGCCTCCGGCAGCGGTATATGTGTTGTGTGTTGTGTGGTGAAAGGAGAAATGCTGCCATCGGCCCAGGGAGATTAGTTGAGGTGCAGGGGCTCGAACCCTGCCGTGCGCGTCCACTCTACCGCGCCGTGTCCACTGCAACCCCGAAAGACCTAAAAGGTCACTGTTATAGAAAGGATTGCCGCCGCCACCCAGTAGATGACCTTGCGGGCATCGTGGTCCACGATTCCATAGACCAGGGCCGCCAAAAGGTCAAGGATGATCAGCAGCAGGGGGAAAAGCTGGGATTTAGTCACTAGCCCTTCTCTCACTGGTTCGCAAGATCCTCGACGGCCTTCTGAGGGGTACTTCCTACTCCGCGAACAAGGGGCTTTCCCTGGTTCTGCTTGAGTACAACGGCATAGCCAAAGCGAAAATCGGCTTCAAGAACAAGCTGGTCGCGAAAGAGGTCAAGGGTGCGGTAAGTTTCTGGATTAGGCATTCTTGTCCTCCTTTTCGATGTTCAGGGAAATGTCGTTGAAGTTGAGGACGATGTTTTCCCAGGCTTCGCCGGAGTCCTTTACTACCTTGCGCTTGAAGTTTATGGACTGCTTGGTGGACTTGACGATGATGGATTCCTTCAAGAGCTTCATTGCCTTCTTCCATTCGTTGTCGTCAATTTCGAGGTGCAGGAGCTTCAGGAGCATGGCGGTGTTGACGCGACCCTGCTTATCCACGTTGAAGGCGTGAGTGATCACCTTGGAGAGGTTCTCGTCGATGCCGTTCAGACGGCCTGCGACCCACTTGTCCACGATGGTCTTGACCATCTGCAGGCGTTCATCGAAGCCGATGTTGTCGTCAATGCGGCGCTCTACGCAGAGGCTCTTGTCGAAGTTCTGGAGAAGGATATTGCCCTTCCACTTTTCCTTGACCTTGTTTTCCTTTGCGAGTTCGTCAAGGTACTTGTCAATGGAGGCGACGATCTTCACCTTTTCGGTCGCCATCTTTTCGGAGAGCTTGACAACGCTCTTGATGATGCTTTCTACAAGTGCGTCGCGCTTCTTGTCGATAGCGGGGATGTACTTATCGGGAACAGCCTGGCCGCGATCGTCGAGCCAATTTCCCTGGGAGTCTTTCTTTGCCATAGTATTACCTATCGGTTTGGGGTTTGTTCTTGTTGAATTGTTCTGGAGGGGTCGCCCCCATGGCCACCAGGGCCTTGATTAGAGTCTTTGCGTCGGCCTTTCCTATCCACTGGATGCAGGACACTCCAGTGAGCCTTTCACAGAAGGCGTTCAGGGCCTTCTTGCGGGCCTCCGATGTTTCCGCCCTGGAGACTTTGGCCCACATGGCTTCTATTGCCCTGAGCTGCGCCGGTGTGGCCTTGTGCTTTGCCCGGTCGCTTAAGTCTGCAAAGCCTCGCGCCTTGCCTGCAACCTGCGAACGGAGAAGCCTTATGAGTGCTGCCCTGGTCTGTGGCGAAAGGTCCTTGGAACTCTTGACACCGTACCGGTCCATAAGCATTGTCCTGTAGGCATCGTCATCCATACCGAGGAGCCTTGCGAGGCCGTGGATCTTCTTGAAGTCCTCGGCCCTCTTGTCTGCCGGGGTAGTCATTACTGGGCCACCACAAGCATCTGGGATGCTGCATCAAGGATTTCTGTATCGAGGGTGTCGCGGGCGTTGTTGCGCATTACCTCGGTACTCCAGAGCACAAGGTGGGAAAGCAGACGGAAGTTGCGACGGCAGAGCTTGGCGGCGTGTTCCACCACGTTGTCCTCGTACAGGCCGAAACGGCTTTCGATGTAGGCCTTGATATCGGCGTTATCCAGGAGCTTTGCACGGCAAGGGGCGGAAATGCGGGAGTTGAGCTGTGCGAAGTGCTGACGGTCGCCCTGCACGTTCTTTTCGAGGCGGGGCATACCACAGAGGGCAATGCCCACGCCCGCCTTGTCATGCACACGGCGGATAAGTTCCAGGGCACGGTAAGGCAGGTGTTCTGCTTCGTCAATGATGATCAGACGACCGGAGTCCTTCAGCTTCTGGTTTACGCGGTTCAGCTTGTCGTGAAGGCTTCCGCGACCTTCAAGGGTAAGGATGTCGCAGAGTTCGTCAAAGAGCGCCTTGGCGGTATAGCCGTGATCCGCTTCCACCATGATGACGGAGGGATGGGCCTTAGCAAATGCCTTGAGGGCCGTGGTCTTGCCGCAACCCGCGTCACCGGTGAGCATTCCGCATACCTGGTGTGTCAGCACAAGGGAACAGAACTTGTGGATGGTCTTGTAGGTCTTGGTGGGGATGATGCCGTCCTTTTGGCGGCTGCGTTCGCGTTCCGCTTCCGTTGCCAGGAAGTCCTTGACCTTTGCGACGATTGCGTCCACGTCACCCGTGTAGGTGCCCTTCAGGAAGTAGCTGAGGGTCGCTGCGGAAATGCCAAGAGCCTTGGCCACCTTCGTCTGGCTTGCGCCGGTCTTTGCGATATATTCGTTGAGATTTTCAATAGTAGCTTCCATTCTATCCTCGATGGTTTCTGGTGTAAATGGTAAGCCTCCGGAAGCGGTAATGACAATGGCTACAAAGAAGGTTTAAATGCTTCCATCGGCTTGAAATTCTAAAGGTCTTTCAGGAGTTCCTTGATATCGTTCTTGACCCGATACCAGGTCCTTACTTCCGGGTTGTTCGGCCCTACAGGTACGACACCCTTGTTTTTGATAAGCATGAGCGCCATTTCGACGTGCCTCTTTTGCGTAGGTCCGGCTACAGCCCTGTAGATTCTCAGAAGTGTCGTACTATCAAACTGCTGCATAAAGTAACCTAACCGTTTGCAAGTTCATCCCAGAGATCGCTAGGTGCTTCTTCCTCGAAATCTTCACCCAGCATATTGATAAAGTCCGCATTGCCAACCAACTTGTCTGCCTTGAGAACAGATGAATCCTTGTCGTGGCGAGTAAGGTGTGTAGGCCCCTGCGGGATGAAGATGTCCTGCGGTCCAACGGCGGTGCGCATTGCCCCGATGTATTCCTCTGCCTGTTCCTTCGTCATTTCCGGGACAATCTCCTTGAGAAGATTTTCTTCGTGACGCTTGCGGGCGACACCTTCCGCGATCTGTGCCTTGCCGATGGCATCGTCATCCTTGACCATGGCACCCACGGCCTGCTGCAGCGTGCATTCGCCAATGAGCTTTCTCTGGCTATCGTATGCCCAGGCAACACGCATATCGTCAGGATCGTAGCGAAGCATGACTTCGCGGCCCTTCCACACCGGCATCCATTCGGCCCAGTACCAGGCATCCAAAGCGGCAATGTGGAAACCCATGTGGACAATCTTCCCGGAAACAGTCCTGCTCGTGAGCAAAGACAAGGTCTCGCGGCTTACACGGCGCATAGGCTCGCGCTTTACAATGAGCTCGTTCCAGAGTTCGGAGCGGGTCTTACCCTCGTGAACCTTGCCCTGGCACGGAAGCCCGGGGAAAACCTCGCGGAGGTATCTGTCGGCAAGCTTTGCGAACTCGTCCCAGGTAAGGAAGTCGCCACTCTTGAGAACACCCTTCAAAGGCTCAGGCTTTTCGACTACGGTACCGCCCTTGAAGCTGTTGAACAGCCTATCAAAACCGTTTTTAATGACCAAAAACTGGCGTTCAATGATCTTTGCACGGGCGTTCTTTACGATGGCGAAGTGCATCTTGATATCGAGACGGCTTGCCAGGGATTCCGTGTACTGTTCGTCTTCGACGATCTTGTGACCACGGCTCTGGCCGGAGAAATCCTTGTTTCGGTATTCGCGACCGTTATCCACGTAGATTTCTTCGGGCAGGCCATAGCGTTCAATGCCGTTGCGGATAGCGCGTAAGGTATTCTCGGTGCCCGGGCTTGTATGGTGCAGGCACCAGCCCATAGGCATATAGGTACGAAAATCCATGAAAAGGGTGATGTAGCAAGTGGCGGGCTTTTCCTGGCCGGGGACCTTCACGAAAACGTCCCATGTACGGGTATCGCCCACCCACACCTGGCCCGCGTTCATGTCTGAATAGTCGCGGTCAAGGTGGTAGCCCTTGTTGTCGTAGAACTTCTTTTTACCCTCGCGGGCAAAGTAAATCACATCCGGGGAAACTTCACGCTGGAGCCTGCGGGTAAAGGCGGACTTGCTCGGGAAATCCTTGTCTCCCTTCACTTCGCCGCGGTCAATAGCCATGCCAAGCGCAATCATGCGGGCGGAAAATACCGAGAGCTTGTTTGCAGTAAGGTATGCCTGTTTGAAGTCGTCGAACCAGCGGTCCTTCACGGTGCTGCCCATGATCTCGCGGTGGTTGATAAGGGCGATCTTGCCGAAGTCTGCTACGACGGAACGCTGGCGGTAGATACTCTGCACCGAAGTCTTCATGTCGGTGTGGCTCTGGTTCCAGCTCTCCACGAACCTTTCGAGCTCGCGCGTGCCCTGGATGCCCTCGCACTTTGACAAGATGACAGACCACTTGTCGAAATTCTTCTTGCTTCGACTTGTGGCGCGTTCATAGGCGCGGTTGGTGGACTCGATATCCTCCTGGGTAGGGGCCACTGCCTGCACCTCTTCCACCTCGGGAAGCGTCTCCAGGATATAGCGGTCGCAAGCCTCCTTCGGAAGGCTCCTGGCATTGATCTTGATCACCTTGCGGCCATTCTCCTCTTCCCACTTGTATTCCCAGAGAGAAAGCCTGTTGCGTACATGCCTCTCGGAAATCTTAAGGAGTTCGGAAACCTTAGACGTACTGATCCAAATCGGCTTCATAAGACTACCCGCGGACTGCACCGGTCTTGATAAGATGATTGAGCAGCGCACCGCTATGGATGCACTTTCCGCAGGTACGCACACCGTTCACGGTGACATGGGAGACACCGTCGCAGATGACGCAGCGGTAAACCTTGTCGCGGACAATCTTGTATGGAATCACTTGTTCAGATTTGAGAAGAGTGGAATCAATCATGTTCAAGTTCCTTAGGCCATGGCCTTGATGATAAGGTTCAAGTGTTGCAGCTGGTTCGTGGCATCGTCCAGCGCATTGTGTGCAGTCTCGGTTACGGCGGCTTGATGTCGCTGTAGATGGACTTCACGGTACGGAAGCAGCGTTCGTTCCAGAACTTCCAGGGCACATTCATGCCCGCCTTCCTGAACGCGTTCGCAAGAATCGGGATATCGAAGCTCGCGCCGTTGCTCCAGATGGTAAACTTGTCGGTGAAGTTGGTGGCAAGCCACATGGCGAAATCCTTAAGCACCGTATCGAGCCTGAGCGACTTCTTCTGACCATCGACAATAGCCATGCGGGCACCCTCGCCCTGGCGGAACCACCACATCAAGGTGTCGGCATCCACCTGGCAGCCATAGTCCAGGGAGTCGGCAATCGCGATGTGCTCGTAGAAACTCTTGAGTTCGCCGCCCCGGTCATAGCCGCAGGCACCCACCGAAAGAATCACGCAGTCGCTAGAAGTGCCAAGGGTCTCGATATCCACCATTACGTTCTCAACAGCCTGGATTGACATTTGCATCCTCCATTTCGCGTTCGCCCTTGGGCGGAAGGCAGCTCTTTTCCAGATGCTTCAAGGTCTCGTCAACGATCCAGGGCATATTCTTGAGCATCTTCGCCTGGATAGAGTAGAACAGGAACTTCGCTTCCACATTGTCCTTGTTGAGCTTGTGGATGCGCTGGCACAGATGCTGCGCATATACGATGAGCTGCTTTTCGAGAACCGTGTGACCAGGCTCGCTTGCAAGCTTCTTCAAGACATATTCATTCATGTTAAAGTTCATATCCCTAGTCCTCCAGAGTTTCGAGTGCCTTGGCCACCAAAAACTTCACGAACTCCTTGTTGTTCGGGAAGGTGTGGCCCTGGTCGTAGAGACGCTTCTTGGCGGCGTTGATCTTGTCGGTAAGCGGACGCGGGAAGGACACGCTCTGGAGATTGCAGGGGAACAGTTCCAGCTGCACGGGCTCCACACCTTCGGAAGGCTCCACCTGGGCGGGTTCCGCGGGCTTGTAGTCGATCTTGCGGCTCACCTTGTACTTGCCGGTCTTGCGGATGGAAGGGAGCACATCCTCAACCACCCACTTTTCGAAGCTGCGGGCTTCCGGCATGTGGGACCGCATGATGAGGCGGTAGAGGTCCGGTTCGGAAATGGCGATCATGCTCTGGGTGCCGCCGTTGGTCTTCACTGTGATCTTCTTGGCAAGCTCCTTGCCGTCTTCAAGTTCAGCGGTATCGTACACCTTGTTGCAGTGCTGCTTGATGACGGATGCGGTTCCCTTGGTGTAGCCAAGAATCTTCACCACATCGTCGGCCACGAACCAGACATTCTTGTTTTCGTCCACGCTCATGCGGATATCCTCGCCGTTGAACATGCGGTAACGGATGCGCAGGGCCTCGGCGGTATTCTGGTCAAGTTCTTCTTCCTTGACCTCCACCAGGGCGTTTTCGGTGGTGGAAGGGTGGACCAAATCGGTCCCCCCTTCGGTGGAAATTTCTTCTTCGATGTCGATAGGGGACTTAAGCATTTTCTGTTTCCTTCTTGATGAGATTGAGTTCTTTAAGGATGGGTTCCAGCTGGAGGTTCTTGCGCCATCCGGTGGCCACTTCCCTTATATACTGGGCGCTGTAGGCCTTTCCGGCCCTTTTGGAGACTTCCTGAGCGGCAGCCGTCCATGAAATTTTCGTTACAGTAAGATTTGCTTCCATTTCGGTTCGCTATCCTTTTTATTAGTTTTTTGTAGTTGTGTTAATCACCACTACAAAACCAAAATTAATCAAAGATTAATCAAATGTCAAGAGAAAATTCACAAAAGATTAATTTTTCTTCAGAAGATGTTCGTAAATTCGCCTCCGAACGTTATGGTACGTTGAAAAATTTCGCTAAAGCTATCGGCGTAAGTCAGCCAAATTTGACGCAAAGTCTATCTGGGAAGAGACCTTTTGGAGCATCCTGGCGAGAAAGACTTGATGAAGTCGGTTTTTTTGAATGGTTGTCTCCAATTAACAAAGAATTAATCAAAGATGAATTAATCAATGTTGAAACAAAATTAAACATTGACATCGACGGAGCCATAGAGCTATCCAACACGCCAGCACCCCGCCTGGCGCAGCTCATGGGCGTAAGCGCCGCCATCCTCGACACCTGGCGCACAGGTGCTTCCACCCCCACGCTTGAACAGCTGGTCAACCTGTTCAACCTCACCGTCGCCCTGGGCCTATCCGCCCGCCACGCACCCCCGAAACCCCTGGATACAGCCGAACCCACCGACGAACCCACCGCGCCCATGCCCCCCGCCCAAGCCACCGCATAATCGGCAACATCATCTACATCGAGAGGTAAGCCAATGAAACGAGACATGGACCTGATCCGTGAAATTCTGCTTGACATTGAAAAAGTTCCTGCTGGTGGCTTTTGGGATGTAGATGCGTTTGCCGTCAATCGTGACCGCAACGAAGTCCTTTACACTCTAAGGATAATGGAACAGCATTCCATGGTTAGCGAATGTACTTCCGAAACTATGGACGGCCTGGATTTTGTCGGGAATGCGGTCTGCATTCTTCCGGCTGGCTACGACTTCCTTGATGCGAGCCGAAACAATACCGTGTGGAAAAAGTTCAAGGACAAGGTGAAGAACGAGGGTATTTCGTTTACCTTTTCTATAGCCATAAAGCTCCTTAAAAAATTAGCGGAAGAAAGTGTGCTTGGATGATGTCGTAGAGCTTCATTGCAGCAAGGACGATCACTGCGCAGTTCACGAAGAACATGAACAGGAATATCCGCATGAATGTTCCTTCGACTTTCTTGAAATCATCGGTTTCAAGTTTGCAGTCTTCCTTAAGGCTGCTCACCCATATTGCGGGCCATGTGAACTGAGCGGCCAGAAGGAGTATGATTTTTGATATGATGGAATTCTTTTTTTTCATTTTGATTTTTCCTTTTTTGAGGTTGTATGCCTACTAAAGTTCAAGTCATATACGATACCGTCCACACCACCGTGTTCGACACCGTGAGGGTCGTTCTGGATGCCTCGTTCACTCCGCAGCTCCTCCGCGACTCCCAGGAGTTCTACAGCAGCGCGTTCGGCGATTTGCTTACGGTGTTTGTATGGATTTCTGGAATATTCACTTTTGCCGTTAGCGTTGTATTCGCCTACAAGATTTATGTTGAAAAAACTGCGATAAAGAAGGCTGTAAAAGAAGCTAACGAGAAAGCCGACGAAGAAATCGAAAAAAGGCTTGACGCCCTTTCCAAGAACATTTTTAATTTGAGAGAATCCGTTTATACAAGTTTCTTTGCTCAGGCTAAACAAAGTGAATATGATTTCAAGGCAAGAGTCTCTTTGCTGACAATTATACTTTCCGACATAAGTCTTCACTTTGACAAGGTTTTCTTGGTACAAGCCTTTACGGCAATTGAAATTCTTTCCGAAATTATTGAAACTGCTGTGAATATGGGGACACCAGAGAAAATTGTTCACGCTATTCTGACCTATGTAGAAGCCATTGAAAAATTCACAAAAGAAATTCAAGTTAGTACCAATGTGGAAGAGGCGAAAAAAGAATTAGACAATGCCAAAAGAACACTTGACGCTATTGAAAAAATCAAACCTGTTCTAATGAAATATTGCAAACAGAATTAGACCGATTCCGAAGAGCATCATTAGCATCGGTAATGCATAAGTAACGTACCATGGAGATTCTGGGTCAATTTTAATTTCGTTCTGACGAAAGAAAATGATCATTGGGGTTCCTTTGTTTGTGCTTGTTGATTTTTGAATTATTTTGTGCTATATTTAGGGCACAGGATGAGTAGCGTCTGGGATTCCCTTACAATTGATGACATGCCGAACGAGGATCTTAAATGGGTTGCCCGTACTATTTCCATTGATGTGGCAAAGCGCATCTGGAAGCGTTTCAGCGGCAATCATGTAGCCTGCCCAGCCAGGATGAGCCCGGATGCAGTGCGCCGCTATATTCGCGAGAACTGCACCAAGAGCGTTCACCAGCTTGCGTTCGAGACAGGCGTAAGCGAACGCACAATATACCGCTATCTTAACTTCCGCGAGAAGCCCGCAGCGGTCGTCGCCCAAAAGAATATCCAGATAAGTCTGTTCGATCATTAGCGCCCCAGCGTGTTCCCGGTGATGTGCATGACCATCATCTTTTCCATTGCCTGGATGTCTTCGTCCTGGAGGATCATATAGGGCCTTGCAGGGATGTCTGAACCGGGGTGGTTTACCTTTTTCCTGAATATGCCTAGGAAGTGCAGGGCCTTTCGGTTCTTCGCCCTGATTTCGTGGGGCCTTGTCTTGCCGCCAAAGTGGAGAATGTGGGCGTATGGCAGCTTGCTTGTCATGATGGTGGTTCCGTCTTCGTCCACGGTGTAGTGGATTCCCTTCATGAGAGCGCCGGTTCCTATCAAGGTCTTGCCCTTGGTCTTCTTTGATTTTGTCCAGGCATTGGGGCGGCCTCCGTTGATAAAGTTCTGCCTTATGCTCTTTACTGCAAGGTTGCCGATGGCGGCAAGGACGGGCTTCGGGTCAATGGCCTTGTCGTGCATCTGCCTTACCAGTCGCTCGAAATTGCGTTTGTCTAGTCTTGCGTTGATGATTTCTGGCATGGGGTTGATATTCCGCTTGAAAAGAGGTATATTATGGGGAGAGGTTAAGTATGATTGAAGTTGGTCCTGAAGTAAAAGAAAGACATTGTTTTTACAAAGAAAAGAAAAGCGATAAAATTTGGTGGGTTGATTTTTTTGATGAAATTGGCCGACTCGCAGTTTCGTTTGACAGAAAAACTATACTCAATCTTTTTACAGATTATCCTCATAAGTTCACTCCAGAACAAAAAGAATTGTTCGATAAAGAAAATCCTTACTGGGCAAGATTTTTAGGGTAGTAACCAGTTACTTTGGCACTTCTCTTTTTTGGTTTTTAGGATCAGTGTTTAAATAGCCTAGCAATTCCTTAAAATTCGGAGAGTCGCTTATTTTAGAGGTCTCTATTAAGACTTCTTTTTGAAGGAACTTTTCTCCTTCGAGCTTACGAGTTTTGGTAGTTCTAAATCGCTTTTTAAGAACATTTACTGTTAATGGATGAAATCCATTTTCATCAATGTGTTTGCTCTGTGTTTCAAGGTATTCAAATTTCTTTCCCGTTTTCCTTATGATCGCGGCGTGTTCGCCACTTGTGTAGAAGTATTCTTTTCCTTCTTCAACATTCCGCAATAGTCTGTCCGCGATTTTAAAGCCGTTATAATCACATTCAACGAATCCTCCTGCTTCGGCTATTTTTTGACTTGTTGTATATTGACCAAATAACCACCTGCTGTCAGCGCCTCTAAAATCTCTGACATCATATCCACACTTGTTTCCGATATATGTTAGAGCCTGTGATGCGCAAGATCCAATCGTCAAATCATTTCCGCTTATTTTTTGAATAATTTCATCTTCTGAAAGTTGAGTGCTCATTATCGCTGGTTCTAAATACTCTACATTAAGTTTTTTGAACTTATCGATAATTTCTTGATAATTGTTTTGTCGCAGTGTTTTTTCGTCTTTCTGACCGCCCTTTGCTGACTCCCGGTCAATAACATCGGACGGTTCCTTATTCTTTGCTTCCGGGAACTTGTCAAACAGCTTTGCCCTTTTCTCCTGGTACTGTTCGCCAAGTCGCTGGTTTTCAGCATCAGCGTCGCCTATGCTGTAGTCCCAGTTTTCGCCAATGTTCGTGGTGTCGCTTGGTGATGTCGGGGCCTTGGTTTCTTTTTCCATTCCAGAGTCCATTTCGTACTTGCTGATGAACTCCTTTTGGCAAAGGCAGCCAAACCCGTTGGGCGGGCTGTGCTTTTCCCACCAAGGGTCGTTTACCGGGAGGACTGTTCCGTTCCATGCCTTGTGTTCCTCGCGGCTCCCAGGGAGCATCATGCAGACATACTTTGCGTGCGTGAATACATCGGGCAAGGCTCTTGCCTGGCGTTCCTGCGCAGCTGCAGCAGCCGTGATGACATTAGTCTGGTAAATGACCTTTGAACGCCAAGCTCCGTATTTGGGCCTCTGCATTTTTGCGTCGAAGCTAGGGTCGGATGCCCGCCATTTGCTTGCAATGTTGTAGAAATTGTCCCGGAAGTCCTGGAGGGTGTCGCCCTTTTCAATGGCCCTTTCAACGGCCTTTCGGAAATCAAGAAGGATGTCTGCACGCATCGCTCCTGCAACGGTGAAGGCACGGGTGTGCATAGCGCCTTTCAGATCATTCCAGCGCTTTGTCGGAAGGTTGATTTTCTGCTTGATGTAGTCAACGGCTTCCTTGTATTCACCCTGCTTGAAATCCAGTTCCTTAGCCACTGATGATACCTGCTTTCTTTAAGATGGAGAAACGGCCCGCAAGGTCTGCGGCAATGAAGGCCTGTTCCATTTCCTTGGCTATGTCTTCCATGGGCATTTCGGCATAGCAGTCGATAAGCTTGTCGCGAACTTCTTCAAGGCTCTTGGCGTTTGCTACCAGTTCGCGGATGGGCGCAAGGATATCTACCTTGTCGCAGTTTTCGGCAAGCTGTTCTGCAAATGCGTTGGCCTGTTGGCGAAGCTCTGCGCTTGTGTTGCGGACTCCCGGTTTCTTAGGCTTTGGGGTGTGCTCTGCGAAGCTGCTTCCGGGTTCGTCTTCGGCCATGGTGAAATACTTGGAGTCGATACCGTAAGTGTCAACGATGTAGTCCTGGTTGAACCTTACGCCCAGTTCCTTGAGCGACTTGTCGCGTTCGATGCGGGATCCTTGCAGGTCTTCCGGGAGGATGATCTGCATCCAGGGAATGTCTTTTTCTGTGGGCCAGTTGATTGCATAAATCCAGCGGATGAGCTGGTTGATGCTGGACTCAATCATTGCGGCATCGTCCATGGCGAGGTTTTCTCGGACTTCATTGTGTACGGTGGCCATTGCCTGTGTGCCGCCGGAACTTGTCTGCTCGGTGGTGAGAGTTTCGCCAAGCCAGGCCTTGCTCATTTCGGAGTCTGCCCAGTGCACAAGTTCCATGTACGGGCTTCCTGCTGTCGCATGGGTTTCCAGGAGTTCCACGGTTCCAGTCTGCGGGATAACGGCTACGGCGTCGCGTACAAGGCCGCTGAGCATTTTCAGGAAGGTGGTTTGCTCTGTTTCGGTGGCGCTTGCGGGAACCTTGCCGATGGCCTTGGGCATTCCGAATTTTTCGGCATAGATCATGAAGAACTTGAGACCGCCCTTCTTGAAGGCCATTGGCCAGAAGCACTTGGAACAGACGGGTACGCCATAGGGGTTGCTTGCGGTGGGTCGGTTCCTTGTGACAAGGAACTTCATGTCGGGTACAATGGTTCGGTTGTTGTTCTTGTCCTGGAAGAGCAGCTTGCCTTCATCGTCGAACTTGAACCATTCCTGTTGGCGGTCCTTGATTGCTGTCGGCAGGATGAGCACGCCCATTTCGGTTTCCACGGTATTCCAGACGATTTCGTGGACTGCGTATCCGTAGCCGATGGCTTCGAGCATCTGTAAGATTGTGTTGCGGAGTTCCAGGTTCCAGAGGTGGTCCTCGATGACCTTTGCCTTCTTGGCGTCGCCCTTGCTTCCGTCGATTGTCCATGGACGGCTAGATATTGCGGCGAAGCGTTTCTGCTTGACCGCGTCGTGGTGGCCGTCGTTGTATTCACGGTACACCTTGATGTTTCCGCCCTGTTCCTTCAGGATTTTGTCGGGGTTTGGCAGATAGTCTTCGCTGGCTACGAATGTGGCTACCGCGCGGGTTGCAATTTCGGTTGCGAGGCGGAGCTGCTTGGCCCCGTTTTGGGTGTCGCTGGGCGTTTTTCTGTTCTTTTTGCTCATACAGTCCTCAGTGGTTTTCTAATCGCGTTGAAAAGCCGTTCAAACTCGTTGAAAAATGATTCTTTTTGGTTCGGTGTCCGTTTGCTTGTCTTTTGACAAAAACGGCTTAGACGGGCCTTTACGGGGCTTTTTCTAATACCCCCCGAAATTCATGGATTCGCGGCTGAACGGATTTGCGGTTTTGACGAATACCGGGCCGCCTTCGCCAGCCACTTTTGCGTGGTTGCAGAGTGCTGCCGCCCAGAAAAAGTCGCCATGGCCCTTGTCGGTGCTCTGCGCATCGTAGCGCACATTGCCGGATGGCGTGACTATCTTTCGGACGGAGTGGAATGATTCCAGCTGCTTGTCGTCTTCGCGTCCGTCAATGTCCGGGAATTTCGGATTCTTGGGGAGTACGATTTTCTGGTCTTCGAAAGCCCGCAAGAGTGTGAGCGCAAGGTCTGCCTTGACGGTGCCTGTAAACAGAACGCCTTCGACCTTTACGCTTCCGAACATTTCGATGGCTTCCTCGGTGTACTGGTCGCCGCATCCGGTGCGGTCGATGCAGGCGCGAACGAGGTTCGGTAGTGCCAGGTACCTGTAGAGTCTTTGTTTCAGGTAGCTCCATTTTCTGTTCTGTATGGCTTCCACGGCTCGTGTCACAAGGCGGTCGCCAAAGTCTTCCATGACGTAGATTACGAAAAGGTGGCGGTGGCGTGCAACGTCGCAGCCCAGGTAGAGGTTCCCCTTTGCCTGTTCCAGGCCTAAGATTCCTTCCTGTTCGCAGCTGTGGATTAGGTCATAGCTGAGCATGGCCTTTGATTCGTCCTGCGGGTTACAGCAGTATTCCTCTTGCCAGATGGCTTCGGTCATACATCCGCGATGTTCGTTTTCGAGCCATTCCTCGCGTTCCTTCTTGGTGAGCTTTCGCCCGCAAATTCTATCGGCGACACCTTCTTCTACGGCGAGCTGGATTGGTACTCGGTGGACGCTGTAGTTGATTTCCCCCTTTAGTACCTTCTGGATGAGCTGATAGAACAGGGAGTTTACACCGTTGTGCGTTGATAGGATTCTGATGGAGTAGCCCCACATGGCGGCAGGCTTTGCCGCTGCCCACATCTTCATGTCGTTGTCATGATGTGCAGCTTCGTCCCATACGATTTTACCGCCCTTGGAGCGGAATGCCTTCGGATTACTGGATAGGACATAGATTTTCGAGCCGTTGTTGAACTCGATAACCTTGGATTTAATGCCCTTGTCCTCGTCGGCAAATTCGCATTCTTCCACTTCGCCGTTGTCAATTTCGGCCAAGAGCTTTGCCAATGCGTTGAGCTTTGTTATCCAGTTTTCGCAATAGTCGATGTATTCGCCCGCGGCGGTCATGTCGGCGGAAGAGAAAAACACTTTGAGTCCAGGCTGTTCGATGCAGTCAACCACATCTTCGAAGCTCTGGACCCATGTGCCACCGATGCGGCGGGACTTTTCGAAAATTTTAACCTTGCTCTTGTCGAGGAGCCAGCGTTTCTGGTAGGGGAAAAAGAGTTCTTCTAGCTCTTTGGACATAGGCCGAACATTTCCTTTGCTTTCTTGATGGCGATTTTCTGCCGTTCTTCGGGGGATGTTTCGCTCTTTTCCTTCTTGGGTGCCTTGGATTCGTATTCACGGCACTTTTCGGCTGCACTGATGAAGCGTTCCAGGTCTGCAACACGCTGGCTGGAAACGGGAACTCCGTTGAGTTCGTCCTGCTTGATTCTCCTGGTCTTGATTTCTACGATGTCGAAAAGACTGTGGTGGCAGTAGCTTTCGCTTGTGCCAAGGCGGGTTCGTTCCAGGTCCCATTCTCCCGCAGCCTTCCAGTTCTGGAGTGTGCGGGTAGAGACTTTAAGTTCGCGGCTGATTTCTGCGAGGGTGAGCTGATGGATTACGTACGGTTCCTTTGCCTTTGGCTCTACATCCTTCTTGCTCATTGGTTCCTCCCGGAGTGTTCGATGCAGCAGGCCCTGATTGCTTCCATGGCGTGCTTCTGGTCGTCGCTGTACTTTTGCAGCAGCGCTTCCCAGCGCACCTGGTCATTGGCAGCGTTCTTTTCCCACTTTGTGTTTTCGTTCGAATAAAAGACCATTAGCATGAGCGCAAAGATGATGCCCACGCCAAACTGTTTCATGGCCTCTTTCCAGAAATTCTTGTCCATATAGTACCTCCGCCCAAACTTAATGAAAGACCTCTGACAAAGGACATGACAGTGTCATGACCTAAGTCGGTGTGGTTCTCGTAGATTTGGGGCATGAACAAGAAGAAACTGAAATCTGATGAATTGCAGAGCTGCTGGATTGAAGCTTTCAAGACCGGCGAAGTGACCGACATGGCTGGCAATGTCCACAACTTTTCGGAGAGCGATCTTGAAGAGCTGAACGAGGGTATTCACAACCAGGTCAAGGGTGGTTACCAGCCGCCCATGGTCAAGGGCCACCCGAATGTCGATGATCCGCGCGTTGCAAGCATTGTCGATAGTCGTGTATCTGACAAGGATGGCGGCAAGGTGCTTGAAGTCAAGGTTGACGATGTTGACAGTAATTTTGCCGAAGAGGCGAAGGCTGGCAACTACAAGTACGTTTCTGCAGCCATCTACAAGAGCCTTAAGAAGGGTTTGCGACATCTTGGCGCTCTCGGGGCTGTAGCACCGGCCATGAAGGGAATGGCCCCCATCTGCTTTGGCGAGGGAAACTTTGCCGAAATTGACCAGGGGGAATCCGAGCAGGACGTGTGCGTTTTTGCCGAGTCCTACTCCTGGGACCGCCTGGTGCCGCGTTCCGTTTTTGAACGCCTTGTGTATAAGCTTTCCAGCCTTGCAGGGCTTTTTCGCTCCCAGCGCGAACTTTTGATTGAACAGAAGAGTATCGAGGAAGCTGACAAGATTTACCCGGAAAGCCTTATCAAGGATTTGGAAAGTATTCCGGACACTTTGCGTGATGATGATTCCTGGCCGAAGCAGAATCCGCCAGCACCTCCCGCAGAGTCTGCATCGAACTTTGCTGCTGAAAACCCGAATGGTGAACCTGCCGTAGAAGGCACTGACAACGGTGCCACGGCAGGGGAACCTTCGGACAACGAAACTACCGGTCACGAACGCTCAGGCGGTGGTGATCCGAAGCCTACAACTCCCTCCCCGAGCGAACCGACTTCTAGTGGTGTAGGAGAAGGTAATTCCGACGAGACGGAGCGGCTTCGCGACGAGAATGCGTCGCTCAAGGCAGAAGTTGAATCTCTTAGGGCAGACAAGCTTGCTGCCAAGAGAACCGCTGCCAGCGCCGCGTTCTCCGAGACTTTGGATGCCGCCATTGCCGATGGACGCTGCAACCAGGATTTGAAGAACACTTTTATGAAGGTCTTCGGAATGGTACAGTCTGTGCCTGTGGATGGTGACGGTTGCTTTGGCGAAGGCGAAGAACGCGTGAACCCTGTAGATGTTTTGAGCAATGCCGTGAAGGCCTTGCCCAAGATCGTCGCTCTTGGGGAGTCCGTAATGTTCGCAGAAAAGCCTACCGTAACGGCATCTCAGCGTATTAGCCAGTACATGGCAGAACAGGAGTCGAAGGGCCGTAAGCTGACTTACGCCCAGGCCGCCTCTGAAATCTTTCACTAACAAGGAGTTCCCATGAAGGGTAACATTCTCAACTTCACTGCAGAAAATGCAGTCCCCGCCTTCCGCTTTGCCACTGTAGGCTCTGCGGATGGTAACGTAAAACTTGCTGCAGCCGGTAATGCCGTTATTGGCGTATCTACCGATGTCGATACCGATGTAGGCCATCCTTGCGATGTGCAGCTCGACGGCATTGCCCGCGTCGAAGCAGGCGGCGCTGTTACTTACGGCGGCATGATTGGTGCTGGCGAAAACGGCAAGGCAGTTGCTGTTGCATCCGGCGAAGCTATCGGCATGGCTCTTGATAGCGGTGTCGCTGGTGACGTAATCCGCGTACTCATCGTGCGTTCCTATGTGGCCCCGGCTGCTTCCCAGGAAACTTAAACCAAAGGACAAAAAAACATGAAGAAGATGACTAAAATCGCTCTCGTGCTTATTTCTCTTGTGTGTGCCGTTTGCGCTTTTGCTGGCACCGACACACTTACCGCCTGCGGCGTTCCGCAGATCGTTTGCGACCTCTTTGGCGCATCTTCCGGTGCCTTGACCGCTGGTACCATGCTGTTCCCTGTTACTGAACAGCAGACCGGTATCGTCATTGCCTACCAGAACAAGAAGATGATCGCCGATGAAGTGATGCCTATTGACAAACTCGAAGGCAAGGAGCTTTCCTTCAAGTATTTCAAGCGAACCCTTGGTGATGCCTTTACCGTGCCCGATACCAAGGTGGGCCGTGCATCTGAACCGAACCTTATCCACCTATCCGGTGAAGAAGTTGCCGACTTCGTTGTTGCCCATGGTCTTGAAGACTTGATTCCCAAGGAAGACCTGGAACGCGTTGTCGATATGTCCCGTTATTCCAACACTCGCCTTGAATACATGATGAATCTCTTGCTTCTTGGCCGTGAAAAGGAAGTTGCCGATATTGTGCAGAATGCCAGCAATTACGGCACCGGCTGTAGCCATACCTACGAAAATGCCGAAGGTATGGGCGCTACTGGCTTCGATATCGTGGCAACCATCATGGAATACCTTGAAAAGCCGTTTGCCCGCCCGAACATCCTTGGTATGGGTGCAGCTGCTTATCACAAGCTCCGCATGGACCCGAATGTGCTCAAGGCTATCTACCCGACCAGCAACGGTTCCGGCGTGGCTACCCGTCAGCAGCTCTGCGAACTCTTCGAAGTGGATAAGATCATCGTTGGCGAAAGCCGCGTGAACACCACCAAGAATTCCAAGACTCCGACCCTTGAACGCTGCTGGGGTTCCAACATCTGGGGTCATTACCAGGAACCGCTTTCCAGCCTCAAGGAAGGTATTGCCTGGGGTATTACCGCCCAGGTTGGCGACCGCATTGTCGAAGTCATCGACAAGCCTGAAAAGGGCCTTAAGGGTAGCGAACTGGTCAAGGTTGGCTTCTACCAGAAGCCGGTCGTAACCGCAAAGGATGCAGGCTTCCTGCTCAAGAACGTGGTCAAGACTGCCTAAGGGTAAAAAATGAACTATTGCACGCTAGAGGACATTAGGGGCCATGTGCCGGATGCTCGTTTGGTAGAAGTGACGGATGACCTCACACCAAACGCCGATGGGGAAATCAAGCAGGATATCGTGGGAAAGGCCATCGAGGAAAGTTCCACCCTGATTGATGCCTACATTGGAAAACGCTACAGGCTTCCACTTCCTAGTGTCCCTAGCGTGCTCCGTTCTGTTTGCGTTGACTTGAGTATCTACAATCTCTACGAAAGAATTACGGAAATGAACATTTCCGAAGGGATGAAGCTCAGGTATAACAATGCTATCGCTCTGTTGAAGCGAATTGCCGATGGCGAAGCATCCATTGGCCTGGAAGATGGTAATAAGGCTGAAGAAGCCGGATTTAAGGTTATGGGTACCAATACGCCCGCCATGTTTACTCTTGAATCCATGAGTTCCTTATGACCAATTCCGATATCGAAATAAAGATTCTTGAACTTTTTTGTTCTGACAAGACGGGTCCTTTCAAGGCTGTAGATGTTCAAAGGATTCTGCCCGCTCTTGTGCGCCCTGGCATGGCTGTAGCCGTCATGTCCGGCGAATACGAGGTTCCGGATAATTCCGGGATCATCAAGGAGACTGCAAAGGTTGTCGTTTCCGTTGTTGTCAAGAATGTGGCTACCGAAAGCGAACGCAGAAAGACTATGCACCCTGCGGTAAGCTATGTGGTGCGAAAGCTGCACAATAACGACCTTGGCCTGGACATTGAACCTCTTGAAGCCAAAGGCTGGCGTGAGGTTACCGATGAAAATTACTTGTCCGAAGGCGTGATGGTGTGCGAAATTGACTTTAGAACGAGCATCGATGTTCATACCGAAGAATCCGAAAAGGAATATCGCGTGCTTGAATCCATCATGAGCAGCTTCACGGAAGGTGAAGAAACTGTTCTTGAAGGTGAAGTGGATTTTAACAAAATGGGGTAAACCATGACGATCAAAACCAATATCCCGGAAACCAAGATTCCGGGTTCCTACACCGAGTACAACTACTACGCAGGCCCTAACGGCCTCCCGGCAAACGTCCAGAAGATTCTTCTGATTGGTGACGTGTCGGAAGAAGGCTCGCTCGAAGCGAACAAGCCTACTGCAGTATATACTGAGGTGGAAGCCTTGAACCTTGCCGGTGCAGGCTCCGTGCTGCATCAGATGTACCAGGCGGCAAAGAATGCCTGGAAGTATGCCCAGATTACCCTGCTTCGCCATAGCGCGGTTGCTGGCAGCAAGGCCCTCTGGAAGATTGCCGTCGAAAATCCTGAAGGCAAGGACGGTGCAACCGCTGCAGGTTCTGTAAGCGTTTTCTACAACAAGAGCCGCGTCTCTGTGGGTGTCGCCGTTGGTGATTCTGCAGAAACTGTCGCCGCAAACCTCGTTCTTGCCGTGAATGCTGACACTTCCGCGCCGTTTGTCGCGTCTGCTGACGAAGGCGAAGTCACCCTTACCGCCAAGAGCAACGGTGCCTACATTTCTGCCGCGAAGGGTGGTGTGAAGGTTTCCGTTTCCACCAAGGGTACAGACATTGCCGTTGGTGAACCTGACCTTACCGCTGGCGTTGGCGAAGTGGATATCAAGTCTGCTCTCAAGGCAGCTTTCCCGGAACGCTACCACCTTATTGCCTTGCCTGTGTGCGATGCCGATAACTTGACCCTGCTCAAGGATCATCTTATGGATGCAGCCGCCCCGCTTGAACAGCGTGGCCAGCGCGGTATTGCCGCCGTCGTGGTGGACGGTGTGAATGCCGCCACCTCCATTGCGAAGGCCAAGAACTGTGAACGCCTCCATATTGCAGCCGTGAAGAACTCCATTCCGTCTGCCGCCTGGGAAATTTCTGCTGCTCTTGCCGCTGTATTTGCAAGCAACTCCCAGCCGAATGTTCCCATGAACGATGCTCCTATTTCCGGTCTTGGCATCCCTGATACCAATGACAAGTGGAGCGGCGAAGAACAGGACGGTCTTTTGAACGGTGGTGTGATTCCCCTGATCGAAGAAGAAAGCACCCTCTGCATCGTGCGTGCTGTGACCACTTGCAGCATGAAGAATGGTGTCCGATTTGAAAAGCTGGTCGATACTGGCGTTATCGCGACTCTTGACTACTTCCGTGATTCCATCCTTGCAATGCACAAGATCAAGTACAAGAACCAGGTTATCCACGAACTTCTCCCGGATGCCCTCAACGAAGACAATATCGCGACCGCTCGCCAGCTTGAAAAGGCTCAGCTGCTCCGCTTTATTGATCGTTACGAATCTGCTTTCCGTGTGGAAGAATCTACCGACATTCCGGGCCGTCTGATCTGCCAGATTCCTGCCCCTGTCGTTCCTGGTCTCAACCAGATTTACTCCACCATTGACCTTTATCTCAACTAGGAGCTGATATATGGCTAAAATCTCCCATTGCACCGTTCTTGTCAACGGCAAAAAGTACACCGGCATTTCGAAATTCAAGGAAAAGGAAGTCGAATTTAAGGCAGAAGTCGATACCATGGATGGGACTTCCGTGGTTGATATTCCGAGGAAGCACGGCTTTGAAATGACCTACATTCCGGATAAGGGTGCCGACCTTGACGTGTTTTCTGCCGAATTTGACGGAAACGCAACCGTCATCGTTCAGTATACTGGCGGCAAGAAGGTGACTTATACCGGGTGTAGCCTTTTGAAGGAAACTCCGAATGAACTTGACGGCAAGACCGCCAAGGAATATGCCCTTGACTTCCACGCCGAAGATCGTAAGGACAGCTGATGAACGAATTTGTGAAGAACATTCGCGAAGCTTCCGACGAAAGCGCCGATGAAATCATTGAGCAGATCAAGGCGTCCCATAAGGTGAGCCGTGTCATTGGGTGGCCGGGTCATGAGGATATCAAGGTCGAAATGCGTCTCTTGAACATGTCTGAATGCCGCCAGGCCAAAATTGACAATCAGCTGGAGTTCAAGAAGGCTGGCATTGAACTTTCTGTCGCCAACCTTGCCGATTATAGGGAAGGGGAAGTAGTCCATGGCTTGTGGCGCGCTTGCTACAATCCTGCTACAGGTGAAAGGATTTTCCGTAATGCAGAAGACTTGCGTAAATCTTGCACCCCCGAAGAATTGCTGTACCTCTCTGGAGAGTTCAATGGTTTTGTTGAGGAACAGGACCCGAATATCAACAAGTTGAGCGATGAAGACTTTGAATCTTTGAAGGAACTGCTAAAAAAAACGCCGGACCAGATTCAATTGAAAGTCACAAACTTGCCTTTAGCCTGGAGGCTTCTGCATACTTTGGTTGCCCAGCAACCCAAATAACCGATGCCCAGTGGCTCCTGGTCTTTGCGCTTAAGGGGCTTCTGGGCAAATCTACCACACCTAAGGACGACGGGGACTTCGCCATTGTCGACAACAAGTGAACTTACACTAAGGATTGGGGCAGACCCAGCCAAGCTTCAGAATGGCCTTTCCAGGTCAACTAAGGCTGTGGATAATTTTGCCACAAGGGCCAAGGCGAGCATTAGCAGGCTTGGCGGTGCAATAAACGGTGTTGCCGACAAGCTGGTGACCCCGTTCAATTCGCTCCTGCTTGGTGGTGGTATCGGTATGGCCATGAAGAACGTGGGAGACCTTTCTCAGTCCCTCATGTACTATGGAATGGCAGCGAAAAAGAGCGACGCGGACACAAGGGCGTTCCGCGAATCGCTTCACAATATGGCCGTGCAGACTGGTGTTGACGCAAACACCATTCTCGCGGGCGTTTCTCGCATCGGTGAAATTACCGGTGATTTTGACTTTTCTGAACAAATGGGAGCAACCCTGGCAAAGGCGGCTAAGGCTTCTGGCGCTTCTGTTGAAGAACTTGCAAGTGTTGCTTCATCCATGAAGGTTTCTATGGGTTGGGGCGCGGAACAGATTTCACAGGCGTTCAATTCCCTCATTATCCAGGGTGACCAAGGTTCATATACCCTTCAAAAGTTTGCTGGAGAAGGTAAGGCCTTGCTCGCCGCCTCTTCTTCTTTTGGCATTAAGTCTGCTGATCAGTTTGCAAATTTTGGCGCATACCTTCAGGTAATGAACGCCCAGATCAAGAGCGAAGCTGAACTTACTACATCGGTTTCTTCCCTGTTTAGCGAACTGATTGCCAAGGCTAAAGACCTTAAAAAGATCGGCGTAAAGGTTTTCGACAAGAATGGCGAACTGAACGATTTTGATGTGATCATGCACCAGCTCATGGAAAAGACCGATGGAAACATCAAAAAACTCGGTCCGATGTTTGGTGCGTCATCTATCAAGGCTTTGCAGCCTGTTATGGCTGAATACAAAAATGGTTGGAAAACTCTTGATGCCATTACTAAAAGTGGCCAGGAAGGAATGACCAATACAAGCGCCCTTGATGAACGCTTCAAGAAGACTGCAAACGATTTTAATACGAATGTCGAAAAGATGAAGGCCGTGGCTGTACAGTTTGCCGATGTCAACCTTGCAGGCCCTGTCCAGAAGCTTTCCGATGTGCTTAAATACCTATCTGATCATCAGGGTTTGGTAACGGCTGGATTCAAGGCCATGACCGTTGCAGCCCTCGCTCTTGGTGCTGTGAAACTTGGTGGCCTGGTAAACCAGGTTAGAGCTTTTGGTGCCGAAATGAAGGGTCTTTGGACCGGCAAGGGGACAAAGGGTGGCTCCGATGCTGTAGGCGGTGCGGTAAGTGCCGCCGCAGTCCAGAAGGTGTTTGTGGTCAATATGGGCCAGGGTGGCATGGGTAACCCCAACTACTACATGGACGATGACGACGTTCCGGCAAGGAATGCCGCGAATACAAAGCAGGTAGTGGCAAACACCAGGGAACAGGGGCGCTTTGGCAGGGCCCTTTCCGGGGCAAGGTCTGGCCTTAACAAGCTTGGCGGCTCCGCTCTTGGCATGGGTGCCTTGACGGCTGCAACAGGCTGGGCTGTAGGTAAAATCTATGAATTTGGCGACGCTTGCGTGGAGTTGTACAACACCAACAAAGAAATGAAGGCAAAACGCGATGAAATCCAGGCTCAGGGCAACAAGACCATAGAAGATAAATATGGCTATGAAGCCGCCTACTGGGCTAAACAGAAGGATATCGCCTTCAATGCCATGCAAGATGAACTGAACAGCCTTTTTTATGTCAATGAAGCGAAGGTGAACAGACTCCAGAAAGAAATGGATGCCGCATCCGAAAAGATGAAGGAAGCTGTGAAAAAGAACAAGGAACGCAAGGAGACCGTAGTCGATAACAAGACTTACATGGAAATGCTTGCGCCTAAAATCGAACTTCCGCCGCAAAATCAAAGTTTCAACATCAACATCATCGGTGGCGAAAAGGCTGTTGTAGAAACATCTGGTAAGGGCGTAAAGCCGCCTACCGTCAAGGTGAAGAACACTCCAAGTTTGGGTAAATGATGGCAGAAGGCGTTGAATCTACACTCGGTCCTTGGACTTTAAGTCTCGTATCTATAGGGGATGACATTAGTCATACCCTTTCCGAAACTACATATCCGTATAAAAACGGTGCCGATATCGAGGATATGGGCGTTGATCCTGAGACGTTCAAGTTTTCCTGTGTCATCAAGAATAAGGACTACGAGGACAATTTTGTCCAGATAAGAAACTGGTTCTTGTCCTATTTTCCAAGCCCTATTGAGCTCGTGCACCCTGAACACGGCGTTGTTGAAGGATATCCACGAAACGCATCTTTTAGCGAAGATCGCCGTAGAAAGTTTGCAGAGTTCACTTTTGAGTTCGTTGTAGCGGGAATCCAGCCGGAAACCCAAAACTACACGGACCCTTACGAATCCAACCTCGAAGAGGCTACCGCCTGCAATGAAGAAGCCATGGCCGCTATTGCGGAATCCATGCAGCAGGCTGGAGTTCCCGACGTGGAAGGCGAAGACTGGTCGCTTCTTGACAAGTGGGGCGAGCTTGGCGATGCCGCCAGGGCTTTTGCATCCGCAGTCAATCAAGGCCTTGGGCAGGTTCTTGGCGTTATCGAAAGCGTCAAGGCCCCTCTTGATGCCATTAGCGCCACTATTGATTACCTTGATACGCTTTCCGGAACCCTTACAAGAGCTTTCCAGGAATGCTTGGATTCTTTCACTGGTCTTGCAAGGCGAATTGATGATCATACCAGCTCAAAGGCTTCCATAAGTACCTTGGTTACCAGCGCTACCGAAATGCTTGGCAATGTAGCCGGTATGCCAGCAACCGTTTATGGGTGCTTTGCCACGCTCGCAGCTGCTACAATATCTACAGAAGCGGGAAGACTCATTTCTGAGGATGAAAAGCGCCTTGGCGAAAGCATGGCCCGCGAAAATGTCGTTGTCGATGATGTGGAAGGCCGTAGCCTTAGCAAGCCTAGCGCCCCTGTTCTTGTGTCCCCGCAGGATATGGAAGACTCTCTTGCCATGGCTCGCGAGTTCGTCCAGAAGGTTCTTCCGGTGTCTTCTAGCCCCGACCGCCTCAAGAAACAGGTTGCAACATTATCCGAAGCTGTACTCCGCATCAAGATGGAGTACATGACAACAAAGAAAATTGAGGTGACTCACGAAACCCCGCTCCACAAGATCGCTGTTGATAACGGGCTATCTTACCAGGCTGCAGAAAGACTGTGCGCCTTAAACAATGTCAAGAATCCAACATTCATGATTGGGGAGGTACTTGTCTATGAATCGTGATGAAGTGCTTCTCACCGTCAAGAATGCTAGGGTTGACAAGTTCATCAGCTACAGCATTGAAGCTGACCTGTTCTCCCCGGAAGGTTCATTTTCCTTTGAATGCGACAGTCAATACGACATTAACGAGGGCGATCTCTGTGAAATCTACGTGAATCGTGTTGTTGTGCTTACTGGAATTGTCCTTACTACCAGGAGAACTCTTTCCAAGCAGGGAGGCCCCCGATTCAGTGTCGAGGGTAAGTCCACGGCCTGGCTTTTGTCCAACACAAGCGTTACCAAATTTGGGGCATTGCCCAAGACTTTGCCTGGTTTGGCAGAAAAACTTGTCCGGGATATTCCGTTTATCAGCAAGAAGGATTTCGTGTATAATTCCGGGGCTTCCAAGGATAGAATTAAGCGGCAATATGTCGAGGTCTCTCCCGGGGATTCCGTATTCGATGTGATCAAGAAAGCGGCCAATTCCCAGGGCTACTTGTTCTGGGTTTCTCCGGAGGGCCAGTTCGTTTTTGACAAGCCTTTGGCCCGTGGTTCCGCCAATTTCCATATCCACGCCTTTGAAGATGTGTCCGAAATGGACTATATCGAGGGTTCTGTAACAAAGTCTATTGAAAACGGCCATTCCGAAATAAGAATTGTCGGGGAATCCCAATCCGATAACGATATCAAGTACACGAAATGTACCGTGCAAAACGGCGATTATCCCTTCAAGATGCCCCTTGTCGCCAACTGGAACGAGAACGAAGGCCCTGCCAAAAAGACGGCTGAGTTGCAACTTGCTACCGAAAAGGCCCAGGCTATCCAGCTGGAATATACCGTTGCAGGGCATTCCCAGAACGGAAACAACTGGACCATCAATCAGTTCTGCGATGTGCAGGATGATTTCAATGGGGCAAATGACAATTACCTGATCGTGTCCAGGACATTCACCCTTTCCCGCCAGGAAGGAAAAAGGACCCGCCTTACGCTCCAGCCCGGAGGTGTTATATGATGAAATTCTTTACAAGCATTGTTGAAAGCTGCAAGGATGTTGCCGGAAAACTCCGAAACCTCACGGCAAAAGCCAATGACATTGAATTTGAAGACCGTCAGCTGATGCAGCAATTCGGTTTTATCAGCATTCCTCGCAAAGGTGACCGCGTGCTGTTGCTTCAATTTGGCAATGTGGTTATTGCCGTTGCGTCCGATAGTGCCGATAGGCCTGCCGTCAACGAAGGCGAAACAGCCCTTTACAGGGAAAAGGAACATTACATCATCCTTAAGGACGATGGAACCATAGCTATCAAGGCAAGCGGTGGCGTTGACATCGATGGCGACCTTCGCGTAACAGGTGATGTCCAGGATAAGTCTGGAACCCTGGACCGTTTGCGTCAGAACTACAACAAGCACACCCATGTTGGCAACCTTGGTGCGCCTACTTCACCTACAACCGATGCTCAGGATATGTAATGCTAGACCTTGATACTTTAAGTAACGAGTTTGAACGCATCGTAAAGGGTGCTGACGGCAAAAAGAATGTGGCTCCCGACCTTGCCAAGGCCTACAACAAGTATGCCAAGGGCGGGACTATTGCTGGTGCTGTTCTTACTGCCGGTGGTGATGTTTCCCTGCTTGAAAGCGACTTTACCACGGATAATACCGAGGCAACCATAACCAACATGGCAGCTAAAATTTGCGCCTTCTGGGATGGAGTCCCAAAACCAGGAGTGCCGTCCCACGGTGGAACAGTTGTGGTCTCTGTGGCCCCGACATTCTCCTTGATGACCGTTGCCGTAGCTGCTGCTATTAAAAGTTGCATCACTGACAAGACCGTTGAAAAGCCCTATAAAACGCTTTTTAAGGCCATTGAAAACGTGCTAAAAACCGCCACGGTAACCATTACAGAAACCATGCCCACGACACCGCCAAGCCCTGGCACTTTCCCGGAGACCCTTTCATGACATTTGAAGACATCAAGCAAGAAGTCGAGCTTTCTCTTACGGTTGCAAAAGGTTCTTTCTTCAAGAAGCCGGAGTTTGGTCATAGATTCAAGGAACTTTTAAAGGCTGTCGCTTCTGAAAATACCAGGATAAGGGCAGTCAAATACGCAGAAGAAGCCCTTCAGTGGCTTCTCGATATCAAGCACCTTAAGTCTGTAGAAGCATTCGCGAGCTATGATAGCGCAGATAGGTTGCTTATCAACGTAGAATGCGTTGCCTATACAGGCAAGACCATCACTTTTAGCCGCTTTGTGGAGGTTGGCAATGTCCGTAACAGTTGATGAAATCCTTCAGAGGATGATTGTCGATGCCAAGAACTTTAACCCTACGATCAACATTACGCAGGGAACCGATACCTACATCCGTTTTGCGTGCGCGGCATCTGCAATCTGGGGACTCTACAAGCAGACCGATTGGACCCTCAATCAGATTTTCCCCACGTCCATGAGCGTGGAAAGCCTCAAGAGATTCGCTGCAGATCGCGGTCAAAATGTCGAAGGGCTTACTCCAAGCGAACTTTTGACGTTCATCCTGTCCTATATCCGTAAGCCAGCAAGCGGCGGAAAACCTTTTGACTTTGAACGATGGGCACTCGAAGCCACCAGTGTCGGCAAGACCGTGGAACTTCAGGAATCCATGATCAGCGGCGATGTTTATGAGCTTCATGCCTCCGAGCTGCTGAATCCCCATGTCGATACCGTGGGCTTTGAACTGAGAACATCCGATGTCGAGAAGTACATCGTTGTGGATTTGGGCGACCCTACACCCCTTATTGGTGTAGGTCTTGGCTTCAGTACATCCAGAAAAGCCGTTCTGAATGTCTATGGAGACGATGGCGAAGACGCATTCATCAAGATTGGCGAAGTGGATGTTGCGCATGGATGGTGCCAGCTTAATTTCTCGAAACTTGAGGTCTCCAAGCTTAAAATTGAGCTCCAGTATATTGATGGTCTTGAGGATTGGCAACAGGAAACTCTTAACCACATCAAGTGTACCGGACTTGAAATTTATGGTGAAAGCGACGATGTAGAGGCGGCTGCAACAGCCAAATGCCTCAAGAATTACAACGGCGTGGGAACCGCAATGATCCTTGTAACTCCGCTCAACTTGTCTATGCGTTGTTGCGAGGCAATCCGCGCTAAATGCGAGGAAGAGGGGCCTGTAGCACCCCGGGAAATCTATGTCAATGTCCCGGAAGAAATCACGGTTGACTTAAGGATTGCCGTACCGGGGCTTCCGTCCTTGGATGTTGAATCCTTTACAAAATCCGTCAAGAAGTATTTTGCCGAACTTTCTCCGGGCAAAACCCTCATTCCGGCACAAATCGTTGTGCTTGCCATTCAAAACGGCGCGACTTTTGCCCGCGTCTATGGAAGTTTCAACGGCAGCGCTGAAGAAGAACTTACCGACATCGTGACCTGCAAGGAAACCGAAGTATTTACCCTTGGCGAAATGGTTGTAGAATGATTGACCCAAACAAAAGCCCCCATTTCAAGGCTCTAAAGCAGCTGTACCCGCTCCAAATGGATGCGGAGGAATATGCCGTTGCCCTGGAACTTGATAGAGCCTTGGCGTATGCAGACGAAGCCTATAACGAAATTTCGCCGTCTTCAGCAGTTCGCACCCTGGCAATGTGGGAAAAGCTGTATGAACTTGACGGTACCGGCACCATCGAGGATAGGCGGCAAGCCTTGCTTGCCAAGTATAACCTGGATTCAGGAATTGCCGAAAAGCATTATAAGGCCTTGGCGCTCCTTATGGGCTACAATGTGACCATCATACCGCCGAAAAGGCTATTCAGGGTAGGCGTTTCCCATTTAGGTGAACCAATGTTCGACCCCGACGAACAGTACACCTGGACGGTTGTCTGTGGGCAGATGCTTAACGAAATACTGCCTCTTGTGAACGCCTTTGAAGATAACAAGATTCCTTTCACCACAATTCGTTGGGAAGTGACAAAGCTTGCTGCCTTCGAACTTGAAGACGGAAGTCTGCTTGAACTTGAAAATGGACGTGTCTTTGTGCTTGAAAACAGCGCCGAAAACGCCTCCGCATTGATGCTTGAAGATGGCCGCGTCTTTGAACTTGAAAATGGTAAAATCTTTATCCTGGAGTAAAAAAATGGAAAAAAGAGTATGGAAATCTGGTGAATCGCTCCCGCCAGAAGTCATTAACGAACTTATGAAACTCTCCTTTGACAAGAAGGAAGACGAGGTTGGCTATCTGCCGTTGCCTGGTGATTATAGCCAAAAAGTAGAGACTTTCAAAACATCTAACGGCTCTGTGGATCTTTCGAAAGCGAAAAGCAGCGTAGTCATTATTGAACACGAAGGTAGCCCGACATCATTGCAGCCGGTAACAGTCAATGTCAATAATGTATCTACCGCCAAGGTGATTTTCTTTGTTCCTCGTGGTGCTGATTATCCGGTAACACTATCCTTGCCCTTGACTTCTAATCTCAGAAAAGAAGTCAGCATCAAGGAAGGAAACTCGGCTCTACTGACCTGGTATAGTTACGGAGCTTCTTATGTATGGCGCTGGTACGAATTCCAGAAGGAACCTATCTACACGCCATCGGCACATGACTTCACTATTCATAATTCTGAAGGTGATCATGTGACTGTTGATTCAGGTGCATCCTGGGTTGAAATTACATCTAGTGACCTTATCAAGGTTAAAAACGGGATTGTTGATTTAACGGTTCAGTTTGTTATCGACTACACTCAGCAAAACTTTGGTGGAACCTTCCATCTCCAGATATATGACGAATCTGGTAAAAAATCCGTTATTGAAAAGGAACTTTACAAAGCCAGTATCTATGGGGATGCAGGAGAAAAAAAAGTGCTTATGACATGCCGCTTTGCTTTTGTTTCGGAAGGTTCTAAGAAATACAGCATTCGAGCCGCATTGCATACTTATGGAAGTTCTATCGACATTAGTAATGTCAACGTAACAGGCACATGGATTAATCAATAAAAAGAGGTGAAATATGGCAAACGAAGCAATTATTACTTCAAGAACTTTCTCGCTTGGCGAGGTTGATTCTATTGAAGCTCGCAAAAAACATTACAACGCCATCGTAAGTATCTTGAACTCGTCCAAGCGAGTTGATCTCGGTGGTATTTCCGTTACATCTGATATTGCGGATGATTTTAGCCCGGAAAGCACGTACTCTGCAGGCGATTTCGTCTTCCACGAGGGCGAACTTTTCCGTGCAAAGGAAGCAAACGGCCCCGGGGAATTTGTCTCCGCATCCTGGGAAAAGAGCAATATCACCAAGGATGCTCTGCAGTGTTATTTTGCATCGGGCAGCTTGGGCGAAAATCCTGATTTGACCAGGATAAAGAAGCTCTTTATCGCCAATATCGATGGTTCTGTAGCGGTATTCTGGACTGATGATGGTGTTGAAAATGTCCTTGGCGGCCAGCTCATCCCTCCGGAATTTTTCTCGGAAGAGAATGCAGGCAAGGCAGTTGTTATCAATGAAGCTGGTACTGGGTTGGAACTTGCCGGTCCCTTCGCATCCAAGGAATATGTCGATGGTATTGTCGGCGAAGTTGAAACACAGCTCTCTGAACTGTAGGGGAATATATGTCGATTCAAAATGAAATTACAAGACTCCAGGGTGTAAAATCCAACATTCTGGCCGCCATTGAAGCAAAAAACGTTATCGTTCCTCCGGGAGCAGCTCTCGCGGATTGTCCCGACCTGATTGCAGCAATCACCGGTGGCGGTGGTGGCGGCGAAGTGGGCGTGTACGCAAAGCAAATTGTCGGCGAAAGTGGAATAAAGGTTGTTGATGAAAACGGCTATGTCGGGCTTGTTGTAAACAAGTATTTTTCGCACAATGGGGCTGCATACGCAGGTAATTATGCTATTGTGGTAGAAGGTGCTGACTTTTCTAGTCAGGGGCTTGGCCGAGTTACTTTCGTTGAATATGGAACGCTTGAAATTGGTGGACTTGAATATCGGACTGTGACCATCGGCAATCAAACATGGATGGCCGAAAATCTGCAACTCAATGTTCCAAACTCCTGGTTCTACAATAACGACGAAGCTACTTATGGACGCAATGGAAAGAACTATGGTCGTCTGTATCTTTGGGACGCTGCTATGGGCATATCTGTGGCAGGGTGGCATTTACCTACGGCTGCTGAATGGGATCAACTTGCTAACGCGATTGGAGGATCTGGAAGTGCAGGAACAAAGCTTAAATCAACTACAGATTGGTCTAGCGGTAACGGTACCGACAATTACGGCTTTTCTGTTATCCCTGCTGGCCGCCGGGGCTCGGGCTCCTTCAGCAATTTAGGCAGCTACGCGAACTTCTGGACGGCCTCAGAGAACTCATCTTCTAATGCCTACTACCGTTACTTCAATGCGGGCGCGTCGGTGTATTCGGACAACTACAATAAGACTAGCAACGCCTACTCTGTTCGTCTCGTCAAGGATTCCTAGTGAGCCTGGCGAAGCCAGAGCGAACGGGACCGGAGCGCCGAAGGCGCACGGTCCTAAAATTTGCCTAAATTTATTAAGCAGCATAACCCCCTCTAACCGCAAGGCTGCGAAGCAGCCTTGCGAAAATTTTTTTTTATGAATACAGAAGACATACTGAAATTTGAAAATAACGATGGGAATGAAGTCCATCTAGTGCGGGACCGCCTTTTTTGGCAAGCATGGGAACATTCAGCGTTCCTTTTTTCCAAATATTTCCTCAAATATCAACCACACCATAAATTCATTCAAAAAGTCGCCAAAGACCTTGTCTATCTGGGTTTTCCAAAAAATGTTTTGAGTGATTTGCAGCTCACATCAAAACAAAAGGGATTTGTATATGAAGTTATTGACGACGACCATATCGTAATCAGGAATGTTCCTAATGTGGATGGATATGACGAATGGAAATCAGGTGTTTTGTCAATTCCGAAATCTACGGATCAGCCTAAAAAAGAGTCTAAAAGTACACCAAAAGAGCAGAAAAAAGAAGCTAAAACATCGGAATATCTTCTTTATAGGCTAGTATTTGATTTCACTGTATATTCCTCTAATCTAGTCCCAAAGATCAACAGAATATATCGTTTTCCTATCGGAGAACGCCTTTTAAACGCTCTGGTAGATGTCACAGAGCACGTATATTTGTACATTAACCATGTCAATAAACTTGATTGCGATAGCCTGGTGCAGTCGCTTCTCCGAATCCGCCTAGATTTTAGGCTTCTTAACGAGCTTCACCAGGTTAGCCTTAATCAGTGGATGTTTGTAAACCAAAAAATAGAGGAAATACTTAAAATTGTATCGCCAGAATCCCTGCGTTCAAGGACTCAGGGAGTGAGCAATGAGGAATCCAGTATTCTGCCCGCCACATCTGGTAACGGATGAAGGGTTCACACCGCTTAAAAAATCCATTAAAAGCCTTTTTTAAGCTTTATTAAATGAATACTACGTCGTACAGGCTTTTCTGTTTTCCCTGCTGGCAACCGGAACTCGGGCTCCTTCAACAATTTAGGCAGCAACGCGAACTTCTGGACGGCCTCAGAGAACTCATCTTCTAATGCCTACAACCGTAACTTCAATACGGGCGCGTCGATGAATTCGAACAACAACAATAAGACTAGCAACGCCTACTCTGTTCGTCTCGTCAAGGACTCCTCAGAGGGCACCCTTACGGTGCCCTCTATTTATCCTTTATTATATAGATCGTATAGGCAGGCCCGAAAAAACAAAAGGAATACCAAAAGCCAGCTTAAATTTGAACTTGCCCTTGAAACAAACCTTCTTAAATTAGCCAATGAGCTTGTAAGCCGCTCCTATGATTTGTCTCCTTCAGTGTGCTTCATCAACGAAACCCCTGTAAAAAGAGAAGTCGTTGCCGCTGATTTTAGAGACAGGGTTGTTCACCATCTTCTTTGTTCCTGGTTGTTTCCCATATTTGAACGCCAGTTTATTCATGATTCTTATAGTTGCAGAAAAGGTAAAGGAACTCTTTTGGGGATCAACCGTGTAAGGGGCTTTTTAAGAGCCGCTAGTGCCGATTTTCACAAGGACTGCTGGGTTCTTAGGCTCGATGTCAAAGGCTTCTTTATGAGCATTAATAAGGCACTACTATATAATTTAATCATAGAAGGATTAAACAAGGCCAAGTGGGAAGGTGTCCCTGATATAGGTTTATGTGATTTCCTGATAAAAATGATAGTGTTTGCCATGCCATTGGAAACAGCAATGTTTAGAAGTCCACCAGAAGCCTGGGATGATCTGCCAAAGGATAAAACACTTAAATACGCTGGAGAATCCAAAGGACTTCCGATAGGAAACTTGACTTCACAGCTTTTTGGTAACATCTATATGAATAAATTGGATCAATTTGTTAAAAGGACCCTAAAAATCCGGTATTATGGTCGTTATGTGGACGATATGGTTCTTATTTCTGACAATAAGGAAATTCTTATAGATGCCATTGATAAAATACGGCAATTTCTACAAAATGAATTAAAACTCACCCTTCACCCGCTAAAAATAAACCTACAGCCAGCTGCATACGGCTTTGATTTCCTTGGTGTTCATATATTGCCGTACCGTGTATATCCGGGGACTCGTTTGCGCAAAAACTGCAAATCAGCAATCCAAAATCCTGTTCCAAACCTGGAGAAACAGAAATTAAGGGTCGGTAGCTATGAGGGAACGTTTAAACATCTTAATGGTACGCGTAAATTGCAGAGCTTATCGATGATTCAAAGGCGATTTAACAAGCTTTAAATGTCGCGTTAATTCCCTTTAAAAACAGCAAAGGGTAAACCGTTTTGGTTTACCCTTTTGTCATTTTTCTCTCACGAAAGGTGCTTTCTTTTCTCATTCAAAGTGCGCCGTTATAAAGGAAGTGGATCTCCGTCCCAAGTTCTATAACTACGACATGGTGGAAAACTTCCTCATGAGCGACAACAATCCCAAGGATGACTATGAAGGTTCCGACTTTATTGTCGATGGTTATGCCTCTGACCGCTTCTCCATGGATGCAAATGTTGGTGAACGCCTTGAAATGGACTATGAGGGTGATTCCGTTGGAAAGATTCGCGAAAGCCAGGTGATGTACGGCGTTGTAGCTAAGGATCAGGCTTTTGCCGATGCTAAGGTCCTGCAGATTATGAACTTGTTTCCTGCAGGTAGCCGTGAATGCAAATTCCTGGAAAAGTGGTTGGAAATGGAACGTACTGGTGAAAAGGTGAATCAGACTACTGTTTCCCAAAACCTCCATTTAAACGAAAAGCAGCCCGTCAAGAACCATCGTCATAGAGGTTCCAAGTTGATGAAGGGTGTTCTTGAAGCTATTGCGAAGTCTGGTGTAACCATCAACAGCCTCTGTGCTTAATTCTGGAGGGATCGTACCATGAAGAATCAAACCCTGTTTTCCGTCATTCTGTCCATTTTCGTGGCATCCGTTTTTTCCCATTCTTACGAGGGTTATCCTGCTTCGGATGAATCCGCTCTTGTTGATACCCTTGAATTTTATGGTCCTCTCTCGGAAATCTACGATGGGATAAATAGTCGTTTCTTTGATGCGTCTGATACGGTGAGTGCATTCTTTGTAGGTGAGCTGATGGAGGGTAAGATGGCAAACGGATTTGCCGAAGTTCGTTTTGCAGGAACTCATGTCACCTATTTAGGAGGTGTCGTTGATGGCGTGATGCAAGATGACACTGTATACCCACAATGTTTAAATCCTACCCAAATGTTGTCCCAAGTTTACATTTAGGCGGTTTTGGGAGAATTTGCGCTTGAACTGACCCTGCTTGACTGCGGTTTGACTGCGGATGGTCATATGAATTAAGCCGTCGCTTTTATTGCGTGTAGCGGGGGGAAAGATGAGTTACCAGATGAAAAGGTACGAGGACCTTGATATTACGGACAATTTCATGTTCGCCAAGGTTTTTAGCAATGAGGATGTAGCCAAGGATTTTCTGCAGGATGTTCTCAAGATCACCATCGACAAGATTTCCGTAGTTGGCGAGGCTACTGCTCAGGAGGATCTCTTCCACAAGAGCGTACGTTTTGACGTGGCCGTGAAGGAAGAAATCGCTGATGAGTCGGGCGTGTCTAGGCCGGGCCGCTATTTTGATATCGAGCTTCAGATGGTCGATACTGGCGAACTTCCCAAGCGCGCACGCTATTACCAGGGCATGTGCGATTTGGATGTCCTTGCCAAGGGCGTGAATTACACAATGCTTCAGGAACAGTATATTCTGTTCATCTGTCCGGAGGATATTTTCGACGAGGGACTGCCGGTATACAGGTTCCAGAACCGCGAGGAATCTGACCCGAGCATTTTGATGGGGGACCTCTGCTACAAGAATTTTTATATTTTCAGTAAGCATAGTGAAATCGCTGATGAAGCTACTCGTGAATACATGCAGTATTTTGCAACGAAGCAGGGTTCATCCAGCAAGATGAAGCATATTCAGGATCTTGTGGAAAAGTACCGCAGGGATCCCGTAGCAAAGAAGGCGTATATGACCCTGGAACAGGAACTCGACATTCGGTATAAGAAGGGCCGTGAAGAAGGCCGCAAGGACAAGGCTCTTGAAATGGCTAGGGCTATGCTCGCCAAGGGTAAGCCTGTTAGCGAAATTATTGAGTTTACCGGTCTCTCTGAGGAAGAAGTCAAGGCTCTTCAAAAAAATCATAATCTTGGTTGACAAGCTTCACTTGGTGGCTGATAAAGTAAGTGAACGCGGGTGATTTTGCTCGCTTACTTTTTAGAGGAACTTATGTGCAGTTTGTTCAATGTCACTAATCACACGATTACTAGAGATCAGTTTGATGACGCTGCGGTTAGCCTTGGCGTAATGGAAGAGGTTTTGCCTCCTGAAGAAATCCGTACTTTGTGGGGGAATGTCCCTCCGGAAATTGATTCCGTAAAGGATTACGTTTTCCCTGTGTTGTACTGGCTTTCGTCTCATTTGGAACCTACGGATATTGTTTGGGTCCAGGGGGAATGGGGCTCTACTCTTGCCGTTGTAGAATGGTGCCGTGCTCGAGGTGTAAAGTGTGTCTATGCTACGACGACTCGTATTGCTCAGGAAATCCATACGGATAAGGGTGTGCAAATGACGCATACGTTTAAGCACGTCCGGTTCCGGGATTATTATGAAGTCAAGCCTCGTTTTCCTAGGACGTGTTAAAGACTGATTTTTTCTACCTTTCCCCACATGCCAATTTTATCAGCTCAGAACATTCTTTTGCGTCTTGGCGGGGCCGCCCCGCTTCTGGATGGTGTTTCCTTCGATGTGGAAGCGGGTGACCGTATTTGCCTGGTGGGCCGCAATGGGGAAGGCAAGTCTACGCTCCTTAAGGTTCTGACTGGCGAGATGGAGTTTAATTCCGGCGACATTGTCCGCCGTTCGGGAATGCGGGTCAGCCGCATGATCCAGGAAATTCCTGACCATATTGATGGTACTGTCCGCGATATCGTGATGGGAAAAGTCGCTGCAGGTAGTTCCGCCGGGTGGACGGGCGCTAGGGATGGTTCCGCAGACGATGGCCATCATGACTCCGCGGCGGAAGCGATCCTTGGCAAGACAGGCATTGATGCGGACGCTCAATACGACAGCCTGAGTGGTGGCCAGAAGCGTCGGGTGCTTTTCGCCCGTGCGGTGGCCGAGGATCCGGACCTGCTTTTGCTGGATGAACCGACCAACCATCTGGATATTCCTGCCATTCAGTGGCTGGAGGGTATCGTTACCCGTCTGAATTGCGCCGTGATGTTCGTAAGCCACGACCGCTCCTTTGTCCGTCGCGTGGCTACCCGTATTTTTGAACTGGACCGCGGCCGTGTCCGCAGTTGGGATTTCCCTTACGATAAGTTCGTCCAGTTCCGTGACCAGGCTTTAGCAGAAGAAGAAAAGGCAAATGCCCTCTTTGACAAGCGCTTGGCCGAAGAAGAGGTCTGGATCCGTAAGGGTATCCAGGCTCGCCGTACTCGTAACGAGGGCCGTGTCCGCGCCCTCATCAAGATGCGCCAGGAACGTGCCGAACGTCGCACCCGCACGGGAAATGTGAACATGCAGATTACGGAGGCGGAACGTTCCGGCCGTATGGTGGCCCGCCTGACCAATGTGTCCTATAGCTATTCCGCGGGCGGCCAACCCGACGCAACATCCAGCGTTTCCCAGCTTTTAATCAACAACTTTTCTACGGAAGTTTCCCGCGGCGACCGTATCGGTATTGTGGGACCTAACGGTTCCGGCAAGACGACGCTCCTGAAGTTGATTCTGGGAGAATTGACTCCCGACCAGGGTGAGGTTCGTCTGGGGACCAATCTTGAAATTGCCTACTTTGACCAGATGCGCACTCGCCTGCGTGAAGACAAGTCCCTGGTGGAAAACATCGGCGATGGTCAGGCCTATATTACCCTGAATGGCGTCAAGCGTCATGTGCTGAGCTATCTGCAGGACTTCCTGTTCAGTGCGGATCGTGCCCGGGGCCCCATTAGCGCCTTGTCCGGCGGAGAACGGAACCGCTTGCTGCTGGCCTGCCTGTTCAGCCATCCTAGTAATGTGCTGGTTCTGGACGAACCTACCAACGACCTGGACATGGAAACTCTGGACCTTCTGGCGGAACTGCTGGCGGAGTATAAGGGAACGGTCCTTACGGTGAGTCACGACCGCGCCTTCCTGGATTCCGTCGCCACGAGCATTTTTGCAATTGAGGAAGATGGAAACATCTTTGAAGCTGTAGGCGGCTATAGTGACTACGAAGCGGGCAAGAAGAACCGTGACAAGGAAGCTGCTAGTGCTGCGAAAACCGTTGCAGGCGGAAACAATTCCGGTTCTTCAAAATCCGTGACTAGCGCTCCTGCAAAAAAGAAAAAGCGAAGCTACAATGAGGAGCGTGAATACGCGACACTTCCGGATACTATTGAGAAGCTGGAAGGTGAAATCGCCGCTTGTCAGGAAGAACTTTGCAAACCGGAAGTCTGTACCAATGCCGCCCGTATCGTGGAACTGCAGAAGGAAATTTCCGATCGTGAGGCGGCCCTGGAAAAGGCCTACGAACGTTACGAGGAACTGGACTCCCTGGGTTAA